GTAGAACAATAGTTCGTCGTTTCATGAGTGAAATGGATGTGCAAAATAAAATGTCAAATTTAAGAACATCTTCAGCAATGCCTGTGATTTATAGAGATGATAAATTTATTGATCGTGAATTCACCCCATTAATTCCAATAACTCCCAATCTTGATATCATTGAACAAGAACGCTTAATGGCTGTCAACTTGCATGTTAATTTGGGTGAATCTGGTTCGTTGTTTACTCATGATAATACTATGCTGAGCGGACATATTTTAGGTTTGTTAACATCAAGAAATTTAATATCAAATCAAGCTTTCATCGGAATAATTACTCGTGAAGAAATAGAACATACGTTAAAGAAATTCGAGATTAAAGATCAAATTGTTGTGAATCCAATAGAAACAGAATTAGATCCAGAACACACAGCGCACACAATTTTCAAGTATGGTCAAATTATTAAAAAGTCTCCATTTCCAAGCCAATCAATTTCAAGTTCACTTGGATATAAACCAACTCCTTTCCATGGAATCTTCCCGGTAGAATCTGAACCGGCAATCCAAAGTGTAGATGATCCTAGATGGAATAAAACTAGACATTTCTTAGAGGTTTCATTAAATAAAACATCAGGTGCTCATTTCGCTAGATTTGACTCAATTGAAGAAAGATGGATGAAGGATTTCTACGAAGCAATTTTATATAAATTTATTCCTAATTTAGATAAAGTAATGTTATATTCAACTCAACAGGCAATAATGGGAGTTAGAATTCCAGGTTCAACATCAATGGATCTTAGTACGTGTGCAGGTCTTCCTTACAAACTCTCTCGTGGAGTAGTAGGTAAGACTCCTTATATTTCAAAAGATATGCGAGGAACATGGAACATTCAAGAAATAGTTTATCATGAAGTTGCTAGATATGAACAAGCTTATTCTAAAGGTGAAGTTCCCCAAAATGTCAAATTGGAATTCAGAAAGAAAGAACTTGTAGGTCCAAACAAAATATTAACACCTAAAACAAGAACTGTTGGTATGGGAAACATGATACATCAAATTATTTTTATGAAAATTTTCAAAGATCTCCATACATTAATTAAGAAAGTTTGGGCAGATGGCGGTTCAATGCCATTTGCTCTCGGTGTTAATCCAAATTCAAATCACTGGAATCAAATAGTTCAACATTTAAAATATACAGATTACATGGTTGATATGGATGTCAAGGCATGGGAAGAAAAGATTTCTCAACGATTGCTTTTCATGTGTGACGAAGTAGAACTTAAAGTAATTAAAAATTCATATAAATTTAGAAACGAAGAATTTCCTGAAGAAGTTTATAATATTGCGTATGGTTTATCTGCTGATTACACCCAGAGCGATGTAGCTTTCGAAGATTTTATATATGAAAAACCAAGTGGTTTATTGTCTGGCCACCCTGGTACATTTATGCGCAACTCAGCTGTTCATACAATGATTATCGGACTTGCAGCCCGAAAAATCTTATTGCGCAAAAATCCTCAACTGGCATCAATTCCATTCATCATTGAAAATGTCAGATTCATTCTTGCTGCCGATGACGTTGTTATCGCTATTTCACCATTAGCAAGAAAATACATTACAGTAGCCGAACTGGTTAAAGCATATAATGAAATCGGTTTTGAAGTTACTGCCGCAGATAAAGGAGCTGAAATTCTTCCTAAAACAATAGAACAGGTTCAATTTTTAAAACATCACTTTATCCCCCTCCCACAACAATATATTGATAGTCCTTTAGAATATAAATGTTGTCCAAATCTATCTATTATATATCAATTAGTTAACTGGTACTCTACAGAATCAAAATTGAATAAAGAACAGCAAATAGTTAGTAATTTAAATGATGCTCTAAATCTCGCTTGGCAGCGAGGTCCACAGGAGTACGACCGCATAAGAGACACCATTAATTTGGCTTGTCAACGTCTCAAAATGAATTATGTGGATACTCTGAGCTATGAAGGACGCCGTGAATTGATTTATCATAACATGGCAGAAGAGAGACGTGCGTTTTATTCAAGCACGCCCCAAGTTGAAGATATCGATTTTGACTATGTGGAGATGTAAGTTATTTTTCTTGCAATACTAATCCCCATTCATTGTTTTTAAGTTCTCGCTTTGATTTTTACAATGATAAATTTTAATCAATATCCTATACTTGTAATATTAATTTTAGTTACGTTGATACCTAACCCCAGAAATACACTCACAATTTACGAATCTCAGAAGATAATTCTGTTGACTGAGTTACCGGTTAGGTTACGTATATATTTAATCAATAAGGACCCAGCCTATAACCTGGACCGTTTGTTAGTAGTACGTTTGCGAAGGCGATTTTTAATCGTAACTAGACAAAAAACTATCAAATTAATATTAAGCCAGCGACTGGACGCCCCAGGATCGTATTTTATCCGAAAATCGAAATATTTAGTATATATTTCTACTGAAGATAACAATTTTAAATATAAATCTCTAATATTTTATTGGATGTGGATTTCTTCCATATCCGGCCCTTTAAAATCATTCGTGTTATTGAGAAATTTGAAGAACAATGTGCACTTCGCTATTGATAAGGCTTCAGATTTCAAATAAGTAACAGTTGTAGAATAAACATCAGTTTATTTAAATCAGTTTAGTTAATTGATCTATGACATCGATTATTAAGGGGTCCTAAACTTATTTTTTCATTTTATAATTTTATTAAATATTTTAGATTTTATTTTTATTATTATTTTAGTTCATAAGTTAAAAAAAAA